GTTCGGTCATTGTACTCCCGATGTGCCACGGGATGTGCGAATGTCACAGCAATCGCATCGGCTGCATCAGGTGAGGCCAGTCCACGGGCTTTCATTTCCTTTTTGCCTTCCAAAAATATGGTGCCTGCCGAGTTGGGCTTCTTCATTGGGCCGGTCAGATCGTTCTTGAGCAGTCTGTCCTGCGGGATGCTGGCGGTTTTGAGCCAGTCGCGCATCGCACCCCAGATCTCGGCCCGCTTGTTGCCCCACATGGTCGGGTTCTTGGCCTTCCAGCCGAAGTTGACCCCGCGCACTTTGTACTTCTGCTCGGTCAATCTGTCAAGGATGCCGTACCCGAGGCCACCCTCGTCAATCACCGTGAGTGCTGGCCGGTACTCCTCGATGGCGTCAATGACGTGGCCCACCACGCTCATGGTGTCCTCGCCTTTGAACCGCTTGATCGCCACGATGTCACGCCCACGGCGCACAGCGATCACGGTGGAGTCCATGCCGCCACGGGCCGGGTCAACGCCTACGATGACGGGTGCGGTCATGTCCTTGTACTGTGGCCGCTTCATGGCGTCATCCACGCTGTGTGGTGCGATGAACTGGTCTTGGCCGGACTTGGGGAAGTCGCCGTAGACCTCGACCCGCGCCTCGTCCGAGTCCTCGCCGTACTCGTTGATGATCTGCTGGTAGATGCTCTTGTCAGTACCCTCGACTGTGCGGGCGTCGATCTTCTCGCTCTCCCAGAACTCCCGCTTGGACCCGTCCACGGCCTCGTAGAAGTACCCGGTGTTGCGACGACCGTTGCTGAACGCCAGCCAGTACCGGTCCAAGATGTTTTCTGTAAAGAACCCCGCAGCCACGGACCAGATGCTGTCGGGAATACCGCTGGCCTCGTCGAAGATCACCATCATGCCGTCCATGTTGTGGACACCGGCATAGGCGTCTGGGTTCTCCTCGCTCCACAGCTTGCCCTCGGCTCCCCAGTACCGGGTGCCTTTCCTCAAGTCCCTCTCGACCAGTTCCGTCAACCACTGCGCCGGGTTCAGGCTCGTGGCCGTTGGCTCCCACCAGTGCGCGTTCAGGCTCATGGTGACCCACTTGGTCAACTCACCCCACGTCACTTTACGCAACTGGTTCTCGCTGTTGGCCGACACGATCACGCTTGACCCGATGCGGGTAGACAGCATCCACAGGATCAACCAGCTAACCAGTGCTGACTTGCCCACACCACGCCCCGAGGACACAGCCCTGCGCATGGCGTCGATCAACTCGTCGTTACTCAGCTTCCCCCGGTTCTCCTTGATGAAGTCCCGTATTCTGCGCAGCGTCCTACGCTGCCACGCACGAGGGGCTTTGAAGTGCTCAAGGGGTGTGTTCTTCTGCCCCCAGGGGAACGCAAAGAGCACAAACGCCTCGGGGTCGTCCTTGATAGACGGACTCCAAAGCTGGGCCATGAGTGTCTGCTCATCTTCTGGGCTGTACCGGGGCTTCTGCATCAGTCGGTCCTGTCATCAGTCAGTCTTGGGGTCACGTCCGATACGTCCAGCACCTCACCCTCGATCACCCGAGCCTGGGCCTGGGCCAGCGCCTCGGTGATGGAGATGGTGCCGCCCAGTTCAATCTGTTTAGTCTCGCCGTAGCGTTTGCGATTGTGCGCACCCATGAGCCACTTGCGCGTGTCGATCCTCAACTTGTCCCTGTTGACCGTATCGTTCGAGTGTGGGTCAACAGCCTCGACCCCATCGGCAATCTCTAGGATCTCGCCGGCCAGGAACTCCGTGCGCATCTCCTGCGCTTCCTTGAACCGCTCATGGCGAACCGGGTCCCGCTTGACCCAGCGCAGGAAGTCTTCATACGAGATGGCCCTGTGGTCATCCTCGATCAGCGACTGAAGGGACCGGCCACGGTAGATGTCCTCCACGACTCGCTCGAATATCTGCTCATATTCGACATGCAGCAACGCCCTTGCCTCTTTCGAGGGTCTGAGGGGTTCTGGGTCAGGCACGGTCAGCCAGTTGGGTAGTTGATTCTCACTGGCGACAGCCGTGCCTACAAACGAGGTGTTCTCTTGTTTCATAGTGGTACTGATGCTATCACATGCGGATGGTTTTGTGTAACACGGGATTTACGGGGTAAGTGAACCCATTGGGGTCAATGGTTCGTAGAAGCATTTACCCATTGGGTTTTTGATTTTCTAAAAAATTTTCACAGGTTCTGTGGTGCCGCCCTGCCAACGGACCACCCGGCTCCGGCCCTCCCCCTCCCCCCTCGGAACCCAGCGCCGCCGCGCCGCTGATCGATCACCCGCCGGGTCCAGCGCCGCCCAGCGGGTCCAGGGGATCGCTCACCCAGCGGGTCCAGGTTATCCGCTGATCTTGGCGCTCATGATCGCGCAGGATTCCCCCAGATCCCATGGGTTCAATTATTCCAAGGGGTCCGGGGAAGGGTTGACCCAGCGGGTTAATTGAACCCAGGGGATCTGGGGAAGGGTTGACCCGCTGGGTCATTTTGAGGGGTTTTGGGGGCCGTGGCGACAGATTCACCTTTCGCGCAGGCAAGGCGAAAATTAGACACTTTCTAAATTGCACAAGGATTAAGCAAACTACTAAACGAACCCCTAGAACCAAAAGGGCAAAGTGTCACCACCACCAAAAAGGCACCCTAGGATCGTTACCCAGCGGGTTAGGGTTTGTCCTGATGAATTTATTTTGTCGTATCTGTTGACAGGATCACCCGCTGGGTTATAATTACATCACCGGAACAGATCCGGCACACTGTAACCCGTAACCTGTAATTGGAGATCATCATGAACAAATCCGAAATCCGCGAAGTCGCAAAGATCGCGCAATACCGCGCCGCTGGGCTGGGCGCTGACTTCGTAGCCCGTGCGCTGTCTGCCCTGATCCGCGCCGCCCGTACAAACAAAAGCGCCGCAGCACTGCGGGATATCGCCGCAGGCTGGGGCGTCACTGATCACCCTGAATTCATCTGCTGATGTAACCCGCCCGGGGTTTTCCCCGGGCACCCTGTAACCCGTAACCCGTAACCTGGAGATCCTCATGAGCCGTCACAATTTGAATTACGTCGATTTACACCCCGCCCCTGTCGATCGCGAACCCTCACCCCTGGCGATCTGGGCAGGTGCTGCCCTGGCGCTGATCGCCCTGTATCTGTTGACCGTTTTTCTTTTCACCCTGTAACCCGTAACCCTGTAACCTGGAGATTCTCATGAATGCACCTATCAAAACCCCTGTAATCCTGTCTGCCCTGGTTGACCGCCTGGCGCTGATCAAAGCCCAGCTTGCTGACCTGTCCGTTGAAGAAAAGGCCCTCAAGGCTGAATTGATCGCAGCGGATCTGCCCTCGATTGAGGGAACCGCTCACCGTGTCGCTGTTTCGTTCTGCCCTGGGCGTGAATCGATCGACTGGGAAGCTGTCGCCGCTAAATTCAATCCTTCCCGCCAATTGATCACCGCGCACACTTCCCAGGGTTCGCCCTTCCACGTGGTGCGCGTGTCAGCCAGGAAGGGGGCCTGATCATGGATGAGATCAACTTCGAAGGGCGCCGCCCGTCCCTGGCGCAGTGCATCAAAGCTGCGAAACTGAGCGCCGCCAGGGGGCATACTGACATTCGATTGTGCTGGGGTGAAAATTCCTGCGAAGTCACCCGCCAGGGGTCCAGTTGGTACGGTTATGGATGGCTTCGCACAATCGACGCTGACAAGATCGCCGCCGCCCTGGAAGGGGTGAAGCCATGATCGACGCTAAATTTATGCGGGATCACTTCACCCTGGTGACCATCACCGATAACCCAGCGCCCCAGGTTCAGCCCCTGGACGCTGACGACTTGCACCATATCCTGGACGCGATCACGTCAGGATCTGCCCGCCTGCGGGGTCCGCGCTGCGAATTCTCAGATAACCGCGCCGCTGGGTCCCTGGACTATGCCGCCGCCCTGATCACTGAAGCCCTCGAAAGGATCAAATAATGCCCGCCTATCACTTCGTCCCCGTGTCTGCTAATCGCAAGACTGGACCGATTCCCGTTACTTACTCCGAGCGGGACACCTGCCCGCCGTCCTGCCCACATTACCGGGCAGACTGTTATGCTGAAGATTACTATACCCGGATGACCTGGGATAAAGTACCCGCCAGGGGCGGATCCCTGGCGGATCTTTGCGCGTCAATCGCCGCCCTGCCTGCTGGGTCCTTGTGGCGTCACAATGTAGCGGGCGATCTGCCAGGATCTGGGGAAGATCTGGACCCTGTCGCCCTGGGTGAGATCGTCCGCGCCAATGCTGGACGCCGTGGGTTTACTTACACCCACAAAAAAAGCCCTGATGCCCTGGACTGGGTCCGGCACTCAAATGACTGGGGGTTTACTGTCAATTTGAGCGCTGATGACGCCGGGGAAGCTGACGCCCTGGCGGAAGCTGATGCCGGCCCAGTGTGCGCCATTGTCCCCCAGGACACCCCGCCAAAAACCTATACACCTGGCGGGCGGGTGATCATCGTATGCCCTGCCCAGATCCGAGATGACATCACCTGTCAGTCCTGCGGGCTTTGCGCGATTCCTGATCGCCAGGTGATCATCGGGTTTCGTGCGCACGGGACCCGCGCCGCCGTCACTGATGCGAAAGCCCGCCGGGTGATCCCGATTGCGAGAGGATGAAAACATGCCCAAAAAACAGATCTTCAAATTAGTCCGCCAGGGTGGACAATCCCAGGATGTTGAATATCACCCGATCGTTTTTATTCGCGGGTCCAGGTCCTGGCGCTTAGCTTTGCACCGTGACCCCGTTCTGGCGGGTAAGGGTGAATGGACGATATCGGACCCCGTGGGCGGTTATCGGGTTTGCCGGGTTACCGCCAGTTACAAGGGCGTCCCTGTATCGTCCAGGGACCTAACCGTAACCCAGGCCCGCGCCGCTGCCCTGGTGGATCTGGACCTGACCGTAGACCGTATCGGTCTAGATCGCTTCACCCAGGTCCTGGACGCCGCGCAAAACCCGAAACCTGTACACCCTTTGAAAGGATGAAATCATGCCCCTGGATTTAATGAAGCTGCCCGCCGTGGAAGCTGAAGCCCTGGCTTATGTTGAAGGGTTCACCGGGACCGCCGCCCTGTTCGCCAGGATCGCGGACCTACAAAAAGCCCTGGGCGAGGCGACAAATGAAATAGAACAATTGAAAACAGATCTTTACGCCGCCCGTCATGAGCGGGCTTTTTTGGGGGGTGTCGATTGATAACCCTGTCCGTGATCATCTCCCTGATCTTCGCCGCTGTTCGCGCCCTGTTGCTGTTGATCGCGTCCCTGGTCAAACCCTAACCCCTAACCCGTCCCCCAGGTGATCCCTGGGGGCTTTTTTGACCCCTCGAAAGCCTGCCCATGAATAACCCACAAAAACCCGCCCCTGCCCTGCCCAGGTTCGCCCAGGATCTGCGGGACCTGATCGCCCGCCGCGCCCTGGACGAAACCCGCGCCGCTAGTCTGCTGGGGGTCCCCGTGTTCACCCTTCGCAAATGGATCGCGGGCACCCGCGCCCCCAGCGCCGCCGCCGTTCGTCTGCTGGACGTGCTGGGGACCCTGGACGCGATCGCCCCTGCCCTGCTGGACGCGCTGACGCCCGCCGCCGTACCCGCCGCCCCCAAGCGGCCCCGAGGGCGACCGAAAGCCGTTGAAACTAAGGCATCGAACCAACCATCGGCCATCTAAACTAAGGCATCGAACCAACCGTCGACTGCCAATTTCTAAACCATCGAACCAACCGTCAAAGGTGAAAATCATGAACCCATTTGCCCATTTCCAAGCCCTCTACGGTCACCTCGAACTGTCCGAGGATGACGCAGCCCTCCATGTCTTCCTATCGGGCTGGAACACGGCCATGAGCGAGATGATGGAGCGGGTCAATAAGATGCCGTTTGGCAATGACACACGGGCCAGCTTTGCCGTGTATTTCCAGTCGCAGATGGTTGACTTGGAGGCGATTGAGAAGCCAACACAGCGAGAACCTGTAGGATATTTATGTGAAAATGCGGTAGGTCATAAATACTTCAGATGGAAAAAACCCTCGGGTGTGTACAAACCGATTGCCCTCTATACCACCCCACCGAGTCACACATGAAGCCCTGTACCGACTGCAAACGGGACAGACTACCCGAGGGTGGAGTGCAGATGTCACCCACTCGATGGATATGCGCCGCATGTTGGCGGAAATTCTTTACCGGATAGGTAAATAAAAAAGGGGACCGCTGGTCCCCTTTTCTCATTCGTCCATGTCCGGGGTGTACCCCTTGACCAGCTTTCTCTCGTACCCTTTCGCCGTGGCGTAGCGGTAGATGTAGTCAGCGTGGCGCTGCTTGGCCTTGATGACCGTCTGCCTGTACTCTTTGAAGATGTCCGGCAGCGTGGGATTGATGGCCCACGTAACCTTCTTCTTGTGCAGTTCACTCTCGATCTGCACCGCCCACCCAGCCTGCTCCACGACCAGCATGGCGTCCATAATCGCCTGATCCTTCTGCCAGTCGGTCTTACCCTCCAGCGGCCTACGTGCTGACCGCTTGAGGCTGCGCAGGTCGATGGTCTGCACATCGCCGCTGATCTGCACAATGTAGTCGATCACCCACTGGTCGAACGTGTCGGTAATGACCCCACCCACCTCGCCCAAGGCGTAGCGGTAGGCCGGGATGATGTACCCCCGCACCAGACTGACCACCCTGTGGACAACATCGACTGACACCACGGGGTTGAAGGGCGACTCGATGACGTGGAACATGAGGATCAAGCGGCCCGCTAAACCTTCCAGCTTGCCAAAGGCCGTCATGTACTCCGTGCCGCTGTCCAGCACCCTCTCGTCCTGCTTGGCCGACTCGTACCACTGCTGGAACTCCCTGAAGGCTGTGTACGCTTCTGTGGATAACTGGTACGTCTGCACGGGCAGCGCATAGGTCAGGCGCAGGGTGTTCTCCCATGCCCCGGCGCTGCTCATGTAGTCGGGGATGGGCTGGCCTAGCTTGGTCTTGCTGCCTCGCAGGATGGCCGGGATAAACCGCTGGAGCAGGCCATCGGCTGACAGTGCTGCGAGGTTCTGCTTGAACACTTGGGGCTGGATGTTGCCGTAAATCGACACAGCGAGGTTCTCCGCATAGATCGACCCAGCACCCACTCGGTCCATCTCGTAGTGTTCTGACTCGTACGAAACGACCCACGCAGAACGATCCTCACCGCTGCTCTTGTCTGTCAGCTTGCGCACCCAGCTATTCATCTCATCGAGGTAGCACAGCAGGCCACGGGGCCGGTCTGCCGCTTGGCGCACCAGTTTCTGGCTGGTGATGTCACTCACGGTGATCTTCAGAGGCACGGGCTGCGCTGGCAGGTCGGGCACAAGCGGTGCCTGATCGCCGCCCAGCATGGCCTCGGTGGACGATGACCAATCAAGGAACGCCTTCTTGGCGCTGGCGTGTTGCGCCTCCCTCCCCTCCCAGTCGAGTAGTTCCTTACCGTAGCGGGGACGGTCTTCTGCCTCGATGTTCTTGAGAGGTGCCAGCATGGGCCTAGAGCCGGGTGACTTCTTATCCGCTGGGTCGCCCAAAGTCATGAGCCACAGCACCGGGGGCACACGGAACCCCGGCATGAGTTCCAGCCGCATACGGGCATCAATCACCCCGCAGACAGCGGCCAACCCAGCGAACAAAGGGACCAAAGGGTCACAGCCCACGCTTTCCGATATTTCCGTGGACCGCTGGCGCAGCACCGTGGGCCACAGTGACAGGTCCATCTCTGGGGGCTTGGGCCGCAGGCCGTCCATCACGCTCAGTGGCTCCATCACGGGGATGTCGATCTTGCTGAACAACTCAGCCGCATCGGGCATGGGTCTGGTCCAACCGTGTGACTTGGCGATGTGGAACAACGTGCCCAGCTTGACCGCCGTGGCCTTGTCGTTTCTAAAGCTGACCCACTGGTTGACAATTTCACGTTCGCCGGGGTATTTGTCAACCGATTGCTGGCTCCACTCGTTCCACAGTTGCAGGGCTTGACTGAGTTGATCGGTCTGGGTGCCCGCCCAGTGCAGGGCCATGCCGATGCTGACCCACTCGTCACGGGTGCAGTCAGCGGGCACAGCTTCGAGGGCTTGCTTGATCTCCTCCCACGAGGCGTCAATCGTGCCGTCCGTGGCGATGGTGCGCTCCTTGTCCTGCGACAGCATACCGTTCCACAAGTCGAGCAGGGGCTGGGGGATGACCGGGATGCGGGTCCAGTGGCCCCGGCCTGCCCACTGGTAGGGCTGGCGTGTCTCGGGGTGGATACTCGGGGGCAGCACGTCCTGCACCGTGACGCCGCTGACTGTGGCGCAGCGCAGTTCGTACGCCGTGATGCCGCCGTGCATGATCTTCTTGGAGGGCAGCGCAGCGCCGAAGGGCATCGTGTAAAGCAGCTTGCCGTGCCCCGGCTTGCCTGAGTTGATGACCACGGCATCGGGCGCATCGTACAGGGCTTGCAGGTCCACGCCATGCTCGGCCAGCAGGCTGGTGGTCACGGTCCAGTTGTCGATGTCGAGGGCCATCGTGCCGCTGTACGCATGGGCCAAGCCGATGCCGTAGCCAAGGGGCAGATCGCCTTGGGACTTGAGGGCGTTCTGTTTGAGGTTCCAGCCGGGGGTGCGTGGCCCCTTGGTGTTGGCTGGGATCGGGACAAGGCTCCAGCCGTGTCTGATGTACGCATCGACTGATGCCGGGTGCTGTTGCACTGTCTGGGGCGCTGTCATAGAATGACCTCGTTGGTGATTGCAGTTGCCGACACTTTGTTCACAGAGCTTCTCCTTTAAAGCCTCGGTCTAACCACCGGGGCTTTTCTTTTTGCAAAAATAATTTCAAACTGTTTGACAATCGTATCACGGATTGTGCTACACTGCGTCATCGGTCAAGGAAATTATTTATGCCACAACCACCCAAATCAGCGTTCATGACTGTCCGAGTGACAGACACAACACGCACCAAGTTTCACGCCAAGGCACGGAAGATCGGGACACCGAGCGAAGTGCACCGTGAAATCGTCGAGGCTTTCGTTGAAGACCGCCTCACAATTCAACCCCCTGTAAACCGTAACCCTCTGGAGAAACTTTATGTCACTCGAAGCCAAGATTGAAGCCCTGACTGCCGCCGTCACTGCCCTGACTGCCAAGCTGGAGTCCAGCAATGTAGCAGCACCCGCACCTGTTGCGCCAACACCCGCCCCTGTGGTACAAGCTGCCCCCGCACCAGTTGCAGCACCTGTCGTGGAAGCACCCGTGGCTGCTGCCCCGGCCATGCCAGCCCCTCCCATATTCGCAGCACCAGCACCTGTTGCGCCCATCACCTTGGCTGCACCGTTCTCTGACCCCAAGGGCTTGATCGACTACGTGATGGGTGCCTACAAAGCCCTCGGCCCACAAAAGGGTGCCATGATCCAAGGCGTGTTGACTGGTCTGGGTTACCAGAACATCAACGATGTGAAGCCTGAGCACTACGGTCAACTCCACGCTGGCGTTGAGGCACTGAAGTGAGCGATCACGCTAAGCTGTCCCCATCGAAGCGCAGTCGCTGGGCCTTGTGCCCCGGCAGCATTCGAGAGGAGGCCAAGTACCCCGATGAAGGTAGCGGCCCCGCTGCTGCCGATGGCACACACTCACACACGCTGCTTGAATACTGCATTCAGCACGACCGATTCATTGACCCGATGACACAAGTCGGTGCCAAGTTTGAAGACCACGAGGGTGACTTTGTGGTTGACGCTGGCCGAGCCGAACGGGTTAAAGTTGCTGTTGACTACATCAACGAGCGTTCAATGAACGGTCTGTTTCCTGTGATCAGCGAAACCCGTGTCGATCCAAAGTTTCTGCTGGGTCGTGACGACCTGTCGGGCACTGTGGACGTGCAGATCATCGGTGGTGACACCCTTGAACTCATCGACTACAAGGACGGCATGGGCATCGTCACAGCCGAAGGCAACATGCAGCTTGAGCAGTACGCCTATGGGGTGCTGGCAGGCTACAAGCTGCCCGTTAACGGTGACTACCCGATCAGCACAGTTCGCATGACCATCATCCAACCCAAGCTGGCGCTCAAGGGCATGAATCCGATCACTTCGCATGAGGTGTCGGTGCGTGACTTGTTGTCCAACATGGGTACAATCATCGCTCAAGCTGCTGCAACTGATCGACCAGATGCGCCGCTTGTACCGGGTGAAAGTCAATGTAAATTCTGCCGTGCCAAGGGTTCCTGCTCTGCTCTGGCAAGTAACGTAATGAAGGAGGTCGGGATCATGTTCCAGCCTGTCGTAACGCAAACACTCGATGTCGCACAGCAAAGTGCCGACA